GTAGATACTATGATGACAGCTTTGTATCAAACTAAGAAATCTAGGTTTGTTGCATCTGATTACTTTAGATCATTTGGTGCTGGTAAGACTAGGCAACAGTTAAATGATGCAGTTAATGCAGCTGTAAAGTCTGATATACAAGATACAAAAGATTCTATACTATCAATACTTAAGATAGCTAAAGATGACCCTGATGACAACCTATTAAATGCGTTGTTTGAAGCGTTTTCTATGATGAAAAACGTAAATAATCTAGAAGACTTTGATAACTGGGCAAAAAAAATACTTAGAGGTGGTAGATTAGATCAATCACAGCCTGATCGTACTGGTGCATTAATACGTAACTTACAGGAAATGGTAAGTCATAGTGTACTTAGTGGACCTAAAACACCAATGCGAGCACTTCTCGGTACAGGTACTGCAACATTCTTAAGACCATTATCAACATTTTTAGGAGCTGTTGTACGCTATCCATTCGAGGGAGATGCCGCTACTGTACGTAGTAGTCTAGCATCCATGAATGGTATGATGGAAGCTATACCAGAAGCATTTGATTTATTTTTTACTAAGTTAAACGCATACTGGAGTGGTGATTTATCTAGCATCAAAACAAGATATATAGAATATACAAAAGGTGATGCTAACTGGGAACTTATACGTAGATGGGCAGAAGACAGCGGAAGAGCTGACAAAACAGATAGAGCTATTTTTGCAGTTACTAATATGATACGTGGTATTAACAATAATAACATGTTTACATATTCTACTAAGATAATGGCTGCAACTGACGATGCTTTTTCATTCTTACTTGGTAGAGCTAAGATGAGAGAAAAGGCTATGCGTAGAGTTATGGAGTTACAAGAAGGTGGTATTAACGTACCAGAAATAACACCAGCACTTATGCGAGCTTATCAAGATGACTTCTACGGAGAGATTTTTGATGCAGCTGGTAATATAAAAGATGAAGCAGCTAACTATGCTAGAAAAGAAGTTACACTAACACAAGATCTAACTGGCTTTGCTAAAGGTCTAAATGATGTACTAACTGCTAATCCATATGTTAGACCTTTCTTTTTATTTGCTAGAACTGGTGTAAACGGACTAGCATTAACAGGTAAGCATACACCCGGTTTTAACTTCTTAGTTAAAGAGTTTAATGACATAGCATTTGCAACAGCAGAGAACTTAGCAGAAGTTAAAAAGTATGGTATTAATAATGCAACTGAATTAGCTAATGCTAAAGCTTTACAAACAGGTAGATTGGCGATGGGCTCTGCTGTAGTATTCATGGCAATCAACAAATGGATGTCTGGTGGATTAACAGGTAACGGACCAGCTGATAGACAAAAACGTCAAGGTTGGGTAGATGGAGGTTATTTACCTAGAACTATAGACGTTGGTGGTGTTAGAGTTGGATATGACTCAATAGAACCTTTTAACCTTATATTATCTACTATTGCTGATGTAGGTGATGCAAGTATGTTAATGGGTGAAGAGTGGACAGAAAGAGAACTACAAAAAATATCACTTGTAGTTGCACAATCTATTACAGGTAAATCATACCTTGCAGGCTTACAACAGCTAGTAGACTTAACAGCCGGACGCCCCGGTCAGGTCGAACGTATACTTGCAAGTTTAATGAATAATACTGTACCTCTTGCTGGACTACGAAATGAAATAGGAAGATTAGTCACACCTCACATGAAAGAGATAAACTCCGGTATAGGGCAGTCTCTTCGTAACCGTAACTTAACATCTGAATATTTACCCGGTAGAGATTTACCTCCTAAGTATGATATGCTTACTGGTAAACCTATTAAAGAATATGACTTCATGACTAGAGCATTTAATATGATTAGTCCTGTATCATTAAATCTTGACACTACACCCGGTAGAAAATTACTATTTAATAGTGGTTATGATTTAAGAATGTCTACTTTTTATGCTCCTGATGGAACTAATTTAACAGATGATCCTGTAATTAGATCTTTATTTCAGAAAGCTATAGGTGACTTAAACTTAGAACGTGAGTTAGATAAACTTTCAAGTGACCCTAAAATTTTAGAATCTATGCAGCTTATGATTGCTGATATAAATGCAGGCAAACGTGCAGATTATGATGCTCGTGACTATTATCATAATATTGTCATTGATAGACTATTTAAAAACGCACGAATAGCAGCATGGAATAGTATTAAGGACCAAGAGAACGTCAGTGCTTTAATCCTTGAACAGTATGAGAAGAAACGCCTTAAAGAGCAAAAACAACTCGAATCATACAACTTAACAAATATGTATAAATAAATGGCAAATCAACAAAACTCGTATACGGGAAGTCAAGGTACAGGTACTAACAGTGCTGATTTTGCCTTTACCTTTCCGTCATTTACAACAAGCGAGGTAAAAGTAGAGGTTGATAATGTAGTCAAAACTCTCACCACCCACTATACCGTCGAAAATTATAATACTACATCTGGTGGTACAGTTAGATTTACCACAGGAAATATACCTACAGGTTCAACACCTTTGCGTATATTTAGGCAAACAGACGTTGATAATCCAAAAGCTACATTTGCAGCTGGTTCATCGTTAAAAGCCCAAGAGATAAATGATAACTTTAAACAGTTACGCCATGCTTTACAAGAAGCTATTGGTGCAACTTATGATAATAGTGGTAATATTACTAGCAGACAGGTACAAAGTTTTAACATCGAAGATGGTGCTATAACCTCAGCTGCTATAAAAAACTTAACAATAGAAAGAGACGATATAGCAAACGATGCTGTAAACGGTACTAAAATAGCAGACGATAGTATTGATTCTGAGCATTATGTAGCTGACTCAATAGATTCAGAACACTATGCTCCCGGATCAGTAGATGCAACAGCTATAGGCAACAACGCAGTAACACGAGTAAAAATTATTGCAGATGCTGTCGATGGTACAAAGATAGCAGACAACTCTATAGACTCTGAGCACTATGTAGATGGCTCTATTGATGTAGAACACTTAGCAGATAACTCTGTAGACAGAGCATCTATAGTTAATGATGCAGTTAATGGTGATAAAATAGCTGATGACTCTATCAATTCTGAACATTACGTAGATGCTTCTATAGATCATGTACATCTAGCAAATGACAGTGTAGACGGAGATAACATAGCTGATGATTCTATTAACTCTGAACACTATGTTGACTTATCTATTGATACACAGCATATTGCAAACTTAAATGTTGTAACTGCTAAAATAGATAATAATGCTATTGTTACATCTAAAATACTTGACGGTAATGTAACAAGAAATAAACTTGAAGCTGATGCCGTAGATGGTACTAAGTTAGCTGATAATTCAATCGACTCAGAACATTATGTTGATGGCTCTATTGACCATGTTCATTTAGCTAATGACGTTATAGATGGAGATAATATACAGGATGATGTAATTAACTCTGAGCATATTGTTGCTGGAGCTTTAGATAATGAGCACTATGCAGCAGCATCTATTACATCTGATAAGTTAAGTGGTACAACAGTGGTTACAGCTGCCGAGCAAGCAACTGCAACATCTAACGATACATCTTTCTTAACAGTTGCAGCAGCTGATGCTAGATTCTTTAATATCAGTTCTGGCGACACAATAAAAGATGGTCAAACATTTCCAGACAATGATACTTCGATTGCTACAACCGCAGCTATCAATGACAGAATTATTGACATTGTAAATGATGTTGGTGGTTTCGATATTATAGAAAGTGAACAGCATTTTCCTAACACTAACCCACAAGGTCAGGCAGGGTCAGCAGCTGTACTCAGTATTAAGGCAGCATCAACAGCTTTAACTCCTAGTGGTACAACCTTAACAATATCTAATGGTAACTTAGCAAATAATGCTAACATTACTATAACTGGTGTAACATCTACTATTCCACAAGATTTTGGATTCATAGTAGAATCTACATCTACACTACATACATATACATTCCACAGATTAGTACCAAAAGCAACAGAGGTTACAACTGTAGCTACCAATGTTGGCAGTGTAAATACTTGTGCAACTAATATAGCTAATATTAATACAGTTGCTTCTGACTTAAATGAAACTACATCTGAAATAGATACTGTTGCAAATAGTATTACAAATGTAAATACAGTTGGTAACGCTATAGCTAATGTTAATACTACAGCTACTAATATATCTAACGTAAATACTGTAGCTACAAATATTGGCAATGTAAATACTGTAGGTAATGCTATATCTAATGTAAATACTGTAGGAAATGCTATTGCTAATGTAAACACAACTGCAAGCAATATAGCAAATGTAAATAACTTTGCTTCTACATATCAGATAGCAGCCAATAACCCATCTACAGATGGTGGTGGTAACGCACTTGCTGCTGGAGACTTATACTTTAACACTTCTGCTAATGAACTTAAGGTTTATAACGGTAGTGCTTGGCAGGGTGGTGTAACAGCTACTGGTAACTTTGCAGTAACAACTGGTAACACATTTACTGGTAACAATATTTACGCTTCGCATACTACACATAATGACAACGTAAAAGCTAGGTTTGGTACTGGAAATGATTTAGAGATATTCCATAATACTAATGACTCTATAATCAATGATGCTGGTGATGGTAACTTAAAATTACAAACTGGAGGTTCTACAAAGTTAGAAGTTACTGGTACTGGAGCTACCGTTACTGGTAACATTACAGTATCAGGTACTGTAGACGGTCGTGATTTAGCTGCTGACGGTTCCAGCTTAGATACTATCGAACAAGGTATTATAGGAACTAACGTAACTAATGGTAATATTAGATTAGAACCTAACGGCTCAGGTGTTGTCGAAGTTAAAGGTGCGGGTAGTGCTGATGGTACATTACAACTTAACTGTTCAGCTAACAGTCATGGTATTAAACTAAAGTCACCACCTCATAGTGCAGCTGCAAATTATACACTTACATTTCCTAATACAGACGGTAATAATCATCAACTTCTTAAAACTGATGGCAGTGGTCAACTAAGCTGGACAACTATTGCTAACTCTAATGTTAGCTCAAGTGCAGCGATAGCTGGAACAAAGATTGATCCTTTATTTACTACAAATGTAACTGTACAGAATACTGCACCTAAATTACTATTAACTGATACTGATTCAAATTCAGATTTTTCTCTTTGGAACTCTAATGGTAACTTTAGAATCTATGACGAAACAAATGCTCAACAGAGAATGGTGCTTGCATCAGACGGAACATTTGATTTTAATAGTAATGTAGATTGTAATGCTGGTCTTGATGTAACAGG